AGCACCCCACCACGAGCAAGATTATTACCAAGTCCGAGCATATTAGCCTAAGTAACCTACTGCTCTTCCAGTTTCAAGTTCTACCGCTGTCCACCTTCCATATATAGTTACACCTTTGGGAAAAGTATCCTGCTCTACATCATTTCCAAGACCACTTGCTTCTCCCATATATAAAGATGTGTCTTCTGGTGTTAATGTATCAAATGTGGAATCTTCTAAAAATGTAATTGCTACAATTATACTTGAAGTAGCAGCGGTATCTGTGTCAAGATACTCACAACCAGCTTGTCCAAGTCCAATATTTTCAGTTTCACCTGTTTTTGAATATTTTAAAATCATTTTTTTCTCCTTTTAAATTTTTAGTGGTCAGGGGCAGAGCAATCCACCCCTGACCTTATCTTTATATGACGTTATTACCTCGTCAATTTCGGACTATCGGTAACTGATATAAACAGTTGCACCACCGTCTGCATGAGCAGATGATGTTAATGTAAGGTCATCATCCCCTACATTAAATACCGCCTGATCTTCGTCTAAAGTTGTAGCTCTTGCCACACCATTATCCGTTGCCATTGACATTGTGCTTGTTAAAGCAGTTGAGCCGTTTTTTACCTGAAGGGTCTTGGATGTAACATTTTCACCATTACCAACTACTAAATACGCATCAATAACCGTGAATTTGAATGGAGTATTGATCGTTACGGTTTCACCACTTCCAAGAAGCGTAAAATCGCAAATAATCATTCCATCCTGTGCCGCACATTCTGTTATTGTTCCGTTTCCGCTGTGAGTCGCTGTTAGTGAAAACGCACCACCTGACTTTCTCCAATTCGCTATGCTTGTTTTAGCCATTATTCATTCCTCCTTTTAATCTCTTGTTGAAAAAATTAATGAAGATTGATTAATTGCAGATAAGGCATCGGAATCGTGAGCAGCAGATTGGTTCTTATAGAACGCATCGCCTGATACCTCGCCTCCGTCTCCTTCAGCATAGTACTCATTACGATTGTATCCATTGATCAATGCTCCGCCTATCTCTATGGTATTAGCATGGTCGTCAATCTCATCAGTGAAATGAAGGTCTTGAGCTACACCCTTACCTACTGCACTGTTTCCGAATACAATGGCGTTATACACCCTTGCAGTCCCGGAAGCCAGTGTTACAGCCGTTGGGTCAAGCCTTGCAGATGTGGTTGAGCCGAAGAAATATCCCGCCTCATCCCATTCACGAATACCAACAATGTCCTCGTAAATAGCAAAACCTGCAAAATAACCTACTGCACCGGAGATTTCCGGTTCGTCCAGCATCTTTCCTGTATAAGCAGCCTGTGCAGCCGACTTATAGTTGGTTTCCTGCATTAACGCCGAAGCCTGTGCCGGATGTACCAATAAACACCAGAACGGATAACCGCTCTTTGTGGTCATGGTAGGAATTCGTAATTCCATGCACTTAACCCGCAAGTCCATAAGAATTGCAGCCGTCATACCCGTATCGCAGGTTGCGTCTGCTGCTGCTGTCATACCGATTGCTCCATCAAGATTCCCATTGGTTTTTAAGGTCTTTGCTGTTCCAACCGTAGTTAAAACACCGCCGTCATTTATGTACCAATTTGGGTGGTATCGCCTGGCAAGACCTAAACCGTCATCCGTTGTCCCTGAACTTAAATTCGGAGAAACACCCTCGTAGAAGGTTTGGAATATTGTCTGGTTTTCCCACTTACTGAACCACCGTGAAAGTTGAGGTTTCGCTGCCTCGTACAGTTTAAAGATTTTCTGACGCTGTTCTGACATCTGACCTGATCGTTTCATCACGGCTTTTCTATACTGATTTACATAAGAACGTAACCAATCCAGAGATTGATCTTCCCCCGTTCCTTTTAAAACAGTATCACCGTAAACCGGAGATCCTGTCAATTCTCTCAAGAAAGGTATGAGCATATTATCTCTACCCTCCTGAACAAAATCATTCAGAACCTCAATAGGTTTCCCGGAAGGCGTATAAACCTTATTACCGTTGTCGTCTGTTGAGATGTCCACATTGCCGGAAAATCTTGCGAAAAACGTATTAAACCACGTTTCTTTGCGAAGTTGAGCGTTTAGAATCTCAACATTCGCAATCCAAGATTGTGAAGTTTCCATTTGTGAAGTTTCCTTTTAATGTGTCCCGATCTACGGGACATGAATTAACTCATTACTGATTTACCCGGGAATATAACTGTTTCAATTCCTCCGGCGACATTGTGTCCAATGTCTTTCTAAGCTCATGGCGTGGCAGATCATTTATCCTGATAAGTTTGGCGTTTTTACCGCTGCCCTTTACATCCACTTTTGTCATTTGCTTACCTTCGGCTTTTACAATATCTTCCCGAGCCTTTTTTTCTCCGTTCATTGTGTAGAATTTCACCATCTTATCAACACCAAATTTATCAATCATAGCCTTTTGATAAGCCTGTTCGGTATATTTGCCGTCTTCAAGATAGTTTTCCGCAATGCCGGAAACGTCAGAAAAATCATCATCAGACATATCAATACCGGAATTCGTAAATCTCTCCTTTTGAGACGCTTTGAATTCCTGATTCTCTTTCGAGTTGAACCTGTCCTTGATCTGTTCATCTTGACGCTTTTGAAGCCAGTCCACTTCCAGTTGAGTTACTATCTCCTGCTGATTACCATAGTCATCAGGGTCTAACACCGGGTCAATTCGCCGTAGCTTTTCTCTCTCCGATTTTAAACCAACCTGTAACTCTGTAACCGTTAAAGATTGTCTCAACTGTTCAGGAGTCATTTCAGCATTCTCAGTCTGCTTCCGCAGTTTGCCAAGCTCACCTCCCTGCTCACTGATCTTTCGACTTGCCTCTTTGTGCATCTGGATTACATCACTTACCGACTTACCTTTGTACGCCGGATCAATGTCATCTGATACACCCTTTTCAGTAACTTCCGCTTGTCCTTCACCAGTTTTGCCTTCCGGCTCTGTTTCCGGTTCTTCCGTTTCCTGTTTTAAATAAATCTCTCCATCCTGCTCAACAATCAAACTGTCTTTTTCCTCAACAGTCTCTTTTGCCTCTGTTTCAGTCTGGTCTATAACTTTTTCTTCTACATCCATTTTATACCTCTCTTTTTAAGCGTTAGCCCTTTCTTTGTTTAATTTCGCCCCTTCCAGTCTTAATTTTTCCTCATCATTTATCATTCCCCTCTCTATCTTAGCATTCTCCAATAACTGCTTGGTCTCATCCAACTGCCGTGTCTGATCCCCCATCTCCGACTGTTGCTGTATTGTGTTATCAATATATTCTATCATTTTATCTACTCCCTTTATAGGAGCTATCTCAATTAATGTTTTTACATCTACAAATTGAGGGTTCACCTGGGATATAATGTTAATCAAAGCCAGCATCTTCTCAAAATTCTCCTCTTTCGCCGTAACATTGTCATCCCCTTCATCCAACTCTACAAATACCGACGCATTATTCACGTTGTTTAATATCTGCCCGTTCCATGCAAGGTTTAAATACTCATCCCTGAACATTCCACCCTCTCCCTTAACCTTGATCACCCTGTCATATTCCGAATACACATAAGCAAAATTATCTACAAAATCCTTTGCTATTGTTTTTCTCAGATTGCTCAAATTCTTATAATAAGGGTTGATAGCCGCCGCTGCCCGTTCTACCTTCTTCTGAAACAGCACACCGGACTCTCCGCTTCTTCCCGATTCCCCTTTCATTGCCTCGTTTACCAATGATATTCGCTGAGCATATTGAACTGAATTCTCCGTGTTCAGCATAATATCAGGGGGAATCTGACCCGGAGGCATAGTATGAGGTTTGTTTATAGGGTCTTTAAGAGGATAAACCTGGTTAGGCATATTCCCTCTTTGCTGTAATTGCTTGATTACATCTTTTTCCTGCCTTGAAATAAATATCCCACCGGATAATATTTGGGTTACATAGTCCCTCACCTGTGATTTTCCCTTATTCACATCATCCTGAACATCCATCAGCAAATCAACCAATGATGTAGTCTCGTTTACCTGTGTGCTAAGACCATAACTGAACATAGGAAATATATCAAAATTTGCCACCTTCCCTCCGGCTTCCTCATCCATGATAATCACATTATTAAAATAAGGAACTAACGTGGTTACATGAATTCCCCCTTTCTCAAATTCTCTTATCTTTTGAATCGACTCATTCTCTGTCTTTAACTTCCTGAATTCCCCTGCCGTAATATTAAAATACTCCGTTCCGTCAAATACAGTTACCATCTTCTTAAATACCCTTTCCTGCATTTCCAAAATCTTATAACGGTCATTTTCCCTGTCATAGTCATTCAAAGACCCTTTGGAATAATCACTATCCTTAAACCTCCTGAAAAACATCGCTAACTGATTCCACCATCCTGACTTCTTCTCTGATTCCGCCAGATCCCCCAACTTAGCAAAAGCCTTACCATACTTTTCCTCTATGACATCTAAAGACTCCCATCCCTCTTTTATAATCCAACGGCAATGGGTTAATGTATAGTCGTTTGTCTTGGTCTCAGAGTCCACATATACCCGCATTCCATTAGCAATCTTATACACAAAATCCAAATACCCGTCGTCATTTACTTCAAAATTTCTCTCTATCCAACCACCTGTTTTGAATATTAACGCATCCAGAAAAACACCCTGTAATTTTTCTTCAAAATCCTGCTCGTCATTTATAGCGTTCCAGCGTCCCTGTATGGTATCTACTAAGTCCACACTCTCTATTGTCCTGGGAATAAATTTTGGTCTTTTCCTCGATAACTGCTCATTTCCCATCAGCGTAGATAAAATTGGCATGATAATATTATACTTTAATGTTGGCTTTGAATGTTTCTTCGCCTTACTTAAATCCGTCTTGTCCCAACTGTCATTATTAACATACCGCATTGCTTTTTCACTGTCTGCCCGACTGTCAGCAAAAGCCTCAACCGAATGTCTGTACGCTTTTAATATCTTGTCCGCCTTACCTGAAACGCCTCCTGTGTGATTACCGGAATACCCGGAAACCTCATTCCCCTCGTCAGCAGCAGTCCATGCTTTGGATTTATACCAGGATGATGATGTAGCCATTTCTATCCCTTATTCCTGCTTCCTTTTTCCTCTCATTGTGCCATCCAGCTTCCTGAATAATCAGAAGTATAAGCTAAATTGGAAATTTTCTCTCTCCACCCCTTAGCAGATGGGGCAATTTTTGTACTCCCTGCTAATAATTTCATAGCACCGTAACGTAGTCCGTCGTAAGCATGATCCTCACCATCCGTGTCCACATCCTCCGGGTCATTCGGCTTAGAGGGTAACGCCGGAATAGTCTCAATACAATAAGTACAGTTAGACGTAAACCGTATTCTCGGAGTTGAATTCTTAAACGTAGCAAGTCCATCATAAACCACCTTCGCCCCTGCCTTACGGTCATTATTTCCCATCGTTAAAAAAATCCCGCCGTCAGAGTAAAACATTTTCGGTGAATACAGCACCCCCTCCTTTTCTGAATGCTTCGTGTTAAACGCCGGATCAGCAATGTCCATCTCAAAATCATCCGAAACTAAATTATAATTATCCCTGCTATACTCCGTTACAAATTTCACCTGCTCACTTGCTGCCATTCCCGTCCTGACAATCTCGTCAAATACAATTATATCCCCCTCTGAATCAGCCACAGCAAATAAACAAACAAAAGGATTTTTCGTCCCATAATCATAAAATCGATAAAAACTATGGGTATTTAAAGAAAAATCACTTTCATATTTAAACTTATTCTTGTCAATAACATGAACACCCTCATCCCATTGATCAAAATACATCCCCTGAAATACATCCCATCTTCCTTCCAGCCACATCGCCCTTAACGTAGGATTCAAATTCTTTAATTTCTTTACATATTTTTTATCATTGTCCAGCAATGCAGGATTATCAAACACCGTAGCAGGAATATATTGATAACTCACACCTTCCCCATCATAATACGTTTCAGCAGTTTTAAAAGGCTGATACGAAATATTAAATTCCTCATTAAAAATCATTTCACCATCAGGAACAGGTTTACATCTATCTACAAATTTCTTCTTTAACCATATATGACCAATGTTCCCAGGATTGGAAGTAAGACATATTTGAGGCTTTAATTCAGGATTGGAACTCCTGACACAAGTAGATAACTCGTCAATCCAGCTTTCCCTGAATTGATTGGCTTCATCTATTCCCAAAAAATGGTAATTTCCACCAATATAATTATCCAATGCCTTTCTATCCTGACAATGAACTAAATACACCTTTGCACCCGATGGAAATACAAAACAATGATTCCTTTCCTGCCACCTTGCTCCATAAGATTTATACAACTTCATGCATTCAGGCTTTAAATTCCTCTCTAATTGAGGAAAAGTACGACGCACCAATAAAGCGACGTAGTCAGGGTAATCAATGGTAATCCTGTCATAATGAACCGAAACACCCTCCCCAGCCTGTCTTACCCTGCGATATTCCTTTTCAGATATTTCATCATTGTTATATACATATCTCCACTGTACCGGAGTCAATGCAGCCTTCCATGCTAAACTAAAAGATTTACTGCCTCCCCTTGCACCACCGAAAAATATCCAATCAGCAGTTGATTGCAAAAACTCCGTTTGTTTTCCCTTGTGGGCTGTGAATATCATTTAAAACTATATCAATTTGATATAATTTATTAGGTTTTTATAGCATTGTGCAATAAATATTTAGGTTTTTTATACTTTGAACAATAATTTATTAGGTTTTATGTCATTTATACAATAATAATTAAGGTTTATTACCCGTTTTACTTAAATATTTTAAGTTTGGGTAAATTAGCAATAAAAAGATTAGTTTGATGTTTATTAATATGGTTACATTCGTTCGGGGTAGTGTGTTTATTACATTATATATATAATAGCAATAATAAAAATAGAATATTTGTTATATTGGGATTTTAAGGGATTTGGGGAAATCAGTGGGAATTGGGGTTTTGGGGAATCAATCAAAAGTGTTCAGATCATCTATGCTATATTACTTTGATATGGAAGATGACCGTTTACCGGGAATGCAGTGTAGCCAGGGTAGGATGTAATGGTGTAATGGTGTAATGGGTTTACATTTTTTCCGTTTTTTCCGTTTGGTGTAAGAGCGGGATAATACGTATATGGACGGGGGTGTCCCCCTGTTTTGGGTGGGTGCGTCTCCATTATTTTTTTTTACGCCGGCGATCCTCTGCCGGTTTTGCTCCTGATCACGTGAAATCCTGGTGTTTTATCCTTATTGCTATATTAATAAAATCCTATGTGTTGATATTGTTAGACTTATATAATTAATGTAATACAATAGTAATTATGTTACGTCAGATAATAACGGTAATTTGAGAAGATTAACCAGGTTTATTTTTTAAATATGATAATGATTTTCCGACGTGAAATTTTCCTAAATATGACGAGATAAAAACGAAACAAAAATTATATCAATTTGATATAATTAAAATTTGTGTTACATTTCTTCTTGACTTCCGAAAATCAATGTAGTAATATTACACCGATGTTTTTATTAACAACTAAACGAAAAGGAAAATAAACAAATGACATACTTTACAGATTGCACCACACCTCAAGACATAAAAAATAAAA